GTACTCATGGATCAGTTCTGGAGCCAACCCGATTCCAAGCTAGCCTCTGAGATCCGGTTACAGCGCGTCGCCTTCGGCCTGACCCCATACGATCGTCGCCGACTTGAGTGGACGATTGAAACGGCGGAGGAATCGAAAGACCGCGGGCAGGCACGTCGTAGACGGACACCGAAACAGCCGCCCGCTGGCAAAGATCCGCGCCTAGCTCTCGTCACCTAGGGTGGCGACGCTGATCGTTCCGGCGCTGGATCTGTCCTACCCGACACTCGGCCCGCAGATCAAGGACTTCATTGAGGATCGCTGCGTGTTCGGTCCCGGTTCGCTAGCCGGTGAACCGGCCGTACTGGACGCCGAAAAGACCGCCGCCATCTACCGGCTGTACGAGATCTACCCGAAAGGCCACCGGCTCGCCGGGCGCCGCAGATTCCAACGCGGCGCCATCGAATGGCGCAAAGGTCTCGCTAAGACGGAGTGGGCCGCGTGGATAGCGTTTACCGAGCTACACCCGGAGGCGCCGGTAAGGTGCGACGGATTCGACGGCCGCGGTAACCCTGTCGGCCGCCCGGTCAAGTTCCCCTACATTCCGATGATGGCCGTGACCGAGAAACAGGTCTCCGAACTCGCCTACGGCGTCCTGAAGTACCTTGTCGATGAAGGCCCGGACTCGGCACTGTTCGACTCGTCGCTTGATCGCATCGTCGTCCTAGACTCCCGCGGCCACGCCGCAGGCCAAGCCGTACCCGTATCCAACGCACCCGGATCTCGTGACGGCGCACTAACGTCATTCCAGCACTTTGACGAACCTCACCGGCTGCACCTACCGTCAGCCAAAGCCGCCCACACCACGATGGACGCCAACCTCGTCAAGCGCCCGCTTGAAGACCCTTGGGCGCTATACACATCCACCGCAGGCCAACCCGGTCAGGATTCGGTGCAGGAAGATGTACGCGCCGAGGCGGAACTAATCGCAGACGGCAGCATCACCGACCCGAAACTATTCTTCTTTGCCCGATGGGCAGGCCCGGAACATGACGACTTATCCACAATGGATAAGCGCGTGGAGGCCGTTGCCGATGCGACAGGCCCGGCGGGTGAATACGGGCCGGGACAGTTCGAATCGATCGCCGCGAAATGGGACCGACCGAAAGCGGACCTGCCCTACCTCGAGCGGGTATGGCTGAACCGCTGGCGCAAATCGGGGTCAATGGCGTTCGACATTCAGAAGGTCCATGCACTAGCCAAACCGGGCGAAGTAATCCCGGCGGGCGCGTTCATATCCCTAGGATTCGACGGCGCACGGTTCCGCGACGCCACCGGGTTCGTCGCTACCGATATGGCGACCGGAATGCAGCAGCTGCTCGGCGCGTGGGAACGCCCGCCGAATGTCGAAGAGTGGGAAGTGAACGAGGCCGAAGTCACGGCCACGCTCGAGCACATCATGGACACCTACGACGTGTACAAAATGTACGGCGACCCGCCGCACTGGACGGAAACGATGGGCGCATGGTCCGTCCGCTGGCCGGATCGCATTGAAGAATGGTGGACCGCCAGGCCTAAAGCGATGGCGTACACGATCCGCGAATACCTCGAGTTCATCGACTCGCAGACGATCACCTACGGCGGCACCGAAGACCAACACGACGACCTACTACGCCACATAGCCAACGCGGGCCGTAAAGACCTGAAGATCCTAGACGACGAAGGCCAGCCGCTATGGATCATGCAGAAGCAGAGCGGCCGCGTGGATCTCAAGTTTGACTACGCAATGGCCGCCGTCTTGTCCGCTAAGTGCCGGATGGACGGGCTGAAGGCATCCGCGAAACCGCGCACCCGCACACGCCGCACACCGCGGCGCCTTTACTAGACATCCCCAAGGAGGGTAGATGCCTACCACTCCCACCGAATGGCTCCCAGTGCTAACTAAGCGACTGGAAGCACGCCGCGCACGGATCGACCTATTGCGCAGCTACGTCGATGGCAACCCGCCGCTACCGGAAATGGGCAATAACACCCGCGCCGCGTGGGATGCATTCCAGAAGAAGGCCTGCACCAACTACGGCGGCCTAGCCGTGGAAGCCCTGGCGAATCGGATCACGCCCAACGGCATCACGATCGGCGACGACGCCGACGACACCGTCATCATTGCCCGGCGCATCTGGCGTGACAATCACCTAGACATCGTCATCGGCGAAGCCATCCGCGACTACCTAACGTGTTCCGTTGGCTACCTCGTCATCGGTACGGACCCCGCCGGGCCTGTTGTCACATCGCAACCGCCGGAACAGTTCTACGCCGCCACGGACCCGCTACGCCGCTGGCGTACCCGCGCGGCCGTGAAAGTGTGGACAGACATAGACGACGGCATGGACTACGCCTACGTGTGGACTGCAGGGGAGGGTCAACGGTTCGCCCGCGAAACCAAGCCATCGTCATTCGCTAAAGACGAATGGAAAGCCTCGGCACCCGCTGACACGTTCGACGGGCCACCGCCGGTAATCGTCATGGAACGCATCGGCGGGCTCGGATTCTTCGAAGCGCACACCGATGTCATTGACAGGATCAACGCGGGCAAGCTGAACCGCCTTGTGATTACCGCGATGCAGGCATTCCGCCAGCGCGCGCTAACCGCTAAGGATGGCGCGGCGCTACCCGACGTGGACCCCGACGGCAACACCATCGACTACACCAAAGTCTTTGAACCGGCGCCGGGCGCACTATGGGAACTTCCTGAAGGCATCGAAGTCTGGGAGTCAGCCGCGGCCGATATTCGCCCGCTACTCGACGGCGAAAAGACGGACCTACGCGACTTTGCCGCCGCCCTACAACTACCCATCGCGACACTGATCCCGAGCGGTGAGAATCAGTCAGCCGAAGGCGCAGCGAACGCGAAAGAAGGGCTCTATTTCCAGGCGTCCAACGAGATCACGCGCATCAAAGTCGGACTAGAGTCGATGCTTGTCACCGCGTTACGTGTCGCCGGTGCTGAACTATCACCCGATCAGACTGTTGCTGTGGGATTCCGCCCGCCAGATCGAACGTCAATGTCAGAGCGCTACGCCGCCGCGGCTGCCGCGAAGGCCGCCGGACAATCGCAGAAGTCAATACTGCGCGACATTCTCGGAATGTCACCGGACCAGATCGCCCAAGAAGAAGCCGACCGGGCTGACGAGCAACTATCGGCGGCGGTGTTCGCAGATCAGGCGATCGCTGCGAGTGAGCCGCCCGCCTAATGGCGCCAACACCCGCGCAACTAGCAACCGCGCACCGGGCAACCGTGGCAGTCATCCGGGCGCGTGTGGAAGCGTTCACGCAGACGGCGTGGGCCGGAACACTGGACTACCGCGATGCCGACATTGACCGCATGGTTCGCCGGATGCTGCCCGTGATCGAATCGGGGCAGAAGCAAATAGCCAATGTGACCAACGCCTACATATCCACCCTGACGGGTCAGCCTCGTGCCGCCATCAATCCGAGGGCTACGGCGGCCCGTGGCGTTCCGCCGGCCGAGGTGTACCGACGACCGGCCGCCACCGTGTACACGAAACTTTCGCAGGGTGCGAGCTATAGCGACGCTGTCGCGGCAGGCGGTGCCCGGCTTCAGTCTCTCGCGGGGACTGACATGTTGCTAGCGATGCGCGAGCAATCTCGCACCTCGATGCAGGCCAGCGGGATCGTTGGCTATCGCAGGGTTCTATCCGGCGGGGATAGTTGCGCGTTGTGCTCTATCGCATCAACACAGAGATACAGGGTTGAAGACCTTATGCCGATCCACCCCGGCTGCAGTTGCGGAGTAGAGCCGATTATCGGGGATCGTGACCCCGGCCGAATCATCAACGCCGACAAGCTTGACCAGGTTTACGACGACGTAGACGGGTTGAAATTGCCCACCGGATCGGCGAAGGATCTGCGCAAAATCACCATCCGTGAACACGGCGAATACGGCCCGACGTTGTCTTGGCGTAGTGACGCCTTTACTGGCCCGTCACGCAGATACAAAACCGGATTCCGGTAACACCACAAATCTTCCCAGTCTCCGGGCTGGGCTAGTGGACGCGAGAAGCGTCTACCACCACCACCCGAGATGGGGCAACACAAAATGGCCGACGCAGAAGACACCGCAGCAACATCCGAGACGGATACCGCACCCGAACCACCGCAGCACGAGCAACTTCCGGACGATCACCCGCTAGTGAAAACCCTCGCCGCCCAACGCCAGAAGCTGGAGACGGCAGCCCAATCCAATGCCGACAAGGCCAAGCGCCTAGACGACATCGAAGAGGCGAACAAGTCCGAGATCCAGAAGCTGCAAGACCAACTCACCGCCGCACAGAACGCCGCCAATCAGTCCGCCATCGAAACGATGCGCGCGAAGGCCGCGAGTGCCGCGGGTGTGCCCGTCGAGCTACTCACTGGATCAACCCCGGAAGAAGTGCAGGCATCTGCCGACGCACTCAAGGCCTTTAAAGGTGACACACCGAAGGCACCACCGGCCGACGTTCAGGGCAACAAGGGCGAAGCGCCGATTGTGGATAACCAACTCACAGAAGACGACGTG